TGCCCACTACGTCCAGGGCCAGCAAGAGGGGTTCGGCATGGGGTACACGGCCGGGGTCCACGCCGGGCACCAGTGCGCCACGGACCAGCAGTAAGAACCACCGCGGTCACCGCGGTGAAGCGTGGGAAACCCGTTGGCGGTAGACTGTGAAAAGGAAAACCCCATGACGGCCCCGGCGAAAGACAAGACCAAGAAGCCCAAGCGGGCCCCGAATGACGACCAGCGGTGTACCGCGGTGAACCGCGGTAAGGAGCGGTGCCAACAGTGGCGCGTAAAGCCCACGACGAAGTGCCGTTACCACGGTTCCGGGGGTGACCTGACGAACCGCGGGCGACCCGTCACCCACGGCCGCTACTCCATGCGCCTCAAGGCCATCACCGAGCAGACGCAGGCCAACCGCATCACCGAACTCACAGAGGACCCCCAGCTCCTCGACATGGCCAGGACCATCGCGGTGTCGCAGCACCTCCTGGAGGAGTACCTCCCGGCGCTCACCGACGAGGCCATCACGGGGCTCTGGAAGAACAAGAACCCGCCACCTCCTGGGTGGGACGGCGAGGAGTGGGAGCCACGGCCGGGCGACGTCCTGGAGCTCAAGGCGAGCCTCGTGGCGTCCAGCATCAAGGCACTGGCCGCCCACGGGGGGATGCAGGCGACCGCCCGCCGCACGCTGGCCACCGAGCAGCTTGTGGCCGCCCTGGTGGTTCCGATCATCACCCGGCTCGGGTCCGAGTTCATGGACGTGGTGGCCCAGCACGTCACGCCCGAACAGGTCGACCGCATACGCCTGGGCCTCGAACTCAAGCACCGCCGCGCCATCATCGACGTGAGCGTGGCCGTCAACTCCGGGAACAAGTAGGTGGCAGCGACCGCCCTCGACCTCGACCTCTCCGGGTTCTGGCGGGCCGGGGCCGGGTACGGGACGAACGTGTCCCCGGTCGACCCGATGGGCTCCGACGCGGAGTTCGTCGAGCACTACGGGCTCACCATCGACGGCAACCGATTCGACCTCCGGGACCGCTATCGCCACCTCCAGGCGATGTACGAAGACGACCATCCGAGCCAGGTCATCATGGCGGGCGCCCAGACGGGCAAGAGCGCCCGGATCATGGCGCGGATGCTCCGGGCCTCGCTCCAGAACTACGGGGCGATGGCCGCCTACTACTTCCCGGACTTTTTCCTGCCCCGCTCGTTCTCGACTCAGCGGTTCAAGCCCTTCATTCGGTCAAGCGAGCAGCTCAAGCCGTGGCTCGGTAGCGGGCCAATGGTGGGGTCGGGAACCGGGACGGACGCGGTGCTCACCCGGTCGTTCGGTGCGAGCTCGTTCTACTTCCTGTCCGTGGGCGGCAAGACGAGCACGGAGGGGATGCCATTCCAGGCGCTCTACTTCGACGAGGTGCGCCGGATGTCCCCGGCCGACATCATGCGGGCCATGGAGCGGTAGAGCGCCCAGGCCAACCCCATCGACTTCAAGGTCTCGACGGCGCGCTACCCAGAGGCCGACATCCACGCCTACTTCCTGGAGGGGGACCAGCGATACTTCCACACGGACTGCGGATGTCCTGGTGGCGTGGTGCTCTCGCTCACCTACCCGGACTGCATCGCCGACCTCCGGAAAGCCTCTCCCGAGTTCCTCCGCAAGGTGGACCACGCCTACACCCGGGCGGGCATCCCCGACCTGGGTATGACCGCCCGCCAGCGCGAGGAGTTCCCGCCGGCCGTCTACCTTTGCCCCAAGTGCGGGACCATCATCACCAACCCCCGGGACGGGTGGTGGGAGCCCCACGCGCCGGGCGCCTGGACCCACAGCTACCAGCTCCCCCAGATGCTCCTCTGGACGTTCCCAGCGGGCCGCATTCTCAAGAAGGCCGAGAACCCCGAGGACCTCCAAGAGCTCTGGAACTCGATGCTCGGGCTCCCCTACATCGACGCCCAGAGCCAACCGGTGAAGGTGTCCGACCTTGAATCGTGCATCAACCCGAGCGCCAAGTGGGTGGCCCTCCAGGGTGACGCCTGGATTCGGAAAAACTGCCGGAACCTGGCGATGGGGGCCGACTGCATGGGCGGCTACAACGTCGTCGTGCTCAAGGAGATGACCGAGAACGGCAAGCACCGGACGGTCCACCTGGAGATCATCCACGGGGACGACCCCTGGGAGGAGATGGCCCGGATGATGGTCCGGTTCGACGTCAGGGTGGCCGTCATCGACCAGATGCCACACTTCAACGAGGCGCACAGATTCGCCAAGATGTTCCCCGGCAAGGTGTACCTCGCGACCTACACCGAGAGCGCCGGGACCGAGGGCAAGGGCAAGTTCATCGTGTGGGGCGACCGCGCCAAGGACCCAAAGGGCCAGAAGGGCCGAGAAATCAAGTTCAAACACACCGTGAACATCAACCGAACGAAGGGCCTCCACTGGTCACTCAAGCGTTGGTCCGATGGCGGCAACGAGACCCCCAACCCCGACGAGCTCGTCCAGAACCTACCGAAGCAACAGGGCCGGGTGCTCCTGACCGCCGGGCTCAAGGTGGGCCACTGGGAGCCCACCCGGATCTGTCGCGAGGTCTACTGGCTCCACCTCCAGCGCGTGGCGTTCCAGAAGGTGTTCGCCAGCGAGGACGCCCGCCGCCGGAACCAGTTCAAGATCGTGGCCGAGCACGTCGGGCTCGATCCTCACTTCGCCCATAGCAACCTGTACGCCGACGTGGCGCTCGCCCGGATCGGCCGACCCTCGGGCCCTCGCCAGATTTGAGGATAGACTCAGGCCCATGTCCAGACTCACCTCCTCGTCTATGCGCCTCTACCGCGAATTCGCCGGCGAATACGACGCGGGGGCCGGCCCAGAGTCACCGAAGGCGGCCGGGCCCACCTTCGTGAAGATCGAGGACCCGATGGTCCCGGTGGACCAGGTGGTCGAGCTCCTCGACGAGGGCACGAAGTACGGGCGGATCGCCAACGCTTGGCTCCGCCGCAAGGGGAACAGGCGGCTCGCCCGCGACGCGGAGACGGGCGCCATGGCGCTCGAAGGCCGCGTGTGCTGCATGGAGCTCGCTCGCCGGGTGGACCGCGAGCTCGCCCGCATCACGCCCCCGAAGGACTTCCGCTGTGACGTGTGCGGCGCGCTCTGGCGCGTCGAGGTGCGGGTGCGAGAGGATAGGCGAGCCAGGGTGTGGTAAGGGGGCAAGGCAATGACGACCGACACGGCCGAGAGGATTGTCGCCGAACGCGCCTTCGCCGCCGCGTGGGCGGATCAGGTCGTGACCGTCATGGTCGAGTTCTTTGGGCTCACGGTCGAGCCTGACCGCCGCGTGCAACTGGTCGAGCTCGCGCTCCATCGCGCATCCGCCGCCCCATCCCCCCCGAGCAATCTCCAATGAGCCACGGTAACGGCCTCCTCGACCACCTGGGCAACCCGGTGTCACCGCAACGGATGCGAAAGGCCCAACCGACCGAGGGGCCCCTCGACCAGCTCGCCCGTTTCGGGGTGAAGGTCGGCGACGACGGTACCGTGAACATCCCGGCCGGAGCCCTCGAACGCATCCGAGAGGACCGGATGCGCCGGGCCTCTATCTCGAAGGTCCCAAGCACCCCCCGGTTCATGTTCCGCGACGCGGGCGGGGTCGGGGTCCGCAAGGGCTACAGCCGCTACGAGGTCCTCTCCCTGGAGTCGCTCCGGCGCATCCGGGAGCGGTCCCCCATCCTCTCGGCCATCCACAGCGCCCGGCAGTTCCAGATCCGCCGAATGGCCCAGAAGTGGAACGGCAAGAAGGGCACCGTGGGCTGGCGCGTCGTCCACAAGGACCATTTCGACCGGACGGCCGAGCAACCGGACAGCATCAAGCCGTTCATCGCGACGTTTGAGCGGCTCCTGGAGAACCCGGCCGACCGCTACGAGGTGCGGACAACGGGCGACCTCCTGGCGCCGCTCTGGGAGGACCTGGCCACCATCAACCGGCCCATCGTCGAGATCCTCCGGTCCGCCTGGAGCCCGAACACCATCGTGGGATTCCGCCCGGTAGACGGGGCCATCATTTGGCCCACGTTGATCTGGCTGGAGAAGTGGCTGGCCGACAACCCGACTTGGTATCAGAAGGGGACGAGCTCGGTCGACCCGTCCAAGCTCTCGGAACAGGACGCCTTGTACCTCATCAGCGAGATCGTGGGCCACGACGTCTACGGGGCCGACAACTGCCTGGTGCGCGACGGGGTGCTCGAAGCCGTCTACCGGGACGAGGACCTCCTGGTCGCGCCCATGCGGACGCGGACCGAGATCCAGTATGCCGGCTATCCCCCGGGCCACGTTGAGGACGCCATCGAGAGCGTGCTCTCGTTCCTCAACACCTGGGAATTCAACTCGTCCTACTTCACGCGCGGGATGCTCGCCGAG